CCTGCTCCTCGAGTAGTGGTGGAACCTGCGCAAAGGTCTTCTTCCTCAAGATGATCTGCTGACACCACAACATAGCCATCATATCTTCGCCTCCCTTCCCAAACAAAATCCTCAGTAACAGCCTACGCATAGACCACCTCCGACATTTCCAGCAGGCATTCGAGTAGCATTTCGTTTTGCTTGGTCAGCGCGTCGATCTGCTCCTGCATGGACTGTGCCGTGGTCTTTTTGACTTCCGGCTCCTCTTCTTCTGCCTCCGGCTCTACCGGTGCAGCTTCCTCCAAGCTGCCGTCCTCCAGCTCCAGTCCTTCGTCGAGCTGCGCCCGGATTGATAAATATTCTTCTTCGCCGATTTCCTCAGCGTAGAAATCCAGGCACTCTTTGGCACCCTTGATTGGGATTTTTTCATATTGTCCATCCAGTTCCGCCGGAGCCGGATTGAGCCAGTTTGCAGCGTAGATGGTATCCCCGCTCTGGATAAACTGCGCTTCCTCCGGCTCACAGGCCAGCATAATCCGGTGCTTAGTCTGCCAGCGGAGCCAGAGGTGGTCAGCATCCACAATGACACCGTCCTTTATTACCTTATAATATTTCACGCATATACCCCCTTTGCCCGGTATCCCCGGAACAGTTTGTTGTATAGAGTAAGCATGGTTTTTCTCTGCCGATATGCGGCAGCGTGGTAGGAGTTGCCCAGCCAGGAGCTGAAGGACTCAAAAGCCTGATCTTTGGTCATCTTTCCTGCGCGTATCAGTCCAGCAAACTTTTTTAACTTCCGGCGCATACGGATAATACCGGCTTTCGCTAGTGTTTTAATGAGCTTTGCCGTGTCCGTCACTCTGTACATTACTTGCATAAATTTAAATCCCCTGGATGCCTTGACCACCTTCGTCTTTTTCGGATTCATTTTAAGCCCCAGTTTTTCTGCTTCCTCTACCTTGACCGCATGTGCCGCCCAAGCCTCCGCCTTTGTCGCGTGTGCCGATACAGTGTCATCCATGTAGCGCTCATAGGGGCGTATTCCGAGCTTGTCCTTTATAGCATGGTCAAGGCTATTGGGCACAGCCACCGCCATTACCTGGGACACCTGGCTTCCAAGCGTCATGCCCACGCCTCCCATATGCTTGAGCCGTTTCATTTCTTCCTCGTACCGCCCCTTGTTGCAGGTCTTTTTTAGGTCATGCTCCTGATAGATGCGGGCAATCTTCATGCCAAGCCCTTGTAGCATTCGATCCATTTCTATACGTTTCATAATTTTGTAGCAATCAACATGCCGAATCGAATCGAAGAACTTTGTGAGGTCGCCAACATCGACCCAGAAGTTATTTCCATGCTTTCGTGCCATCTCTCGCAAAAATAATTCAAGTCGTTGTCTGCCCTGCCGAACGCCCCTACCCTTGATGCTTGCCGGATTGTCGTAAATCAAGGAATCCTCAACGAGTGGAACAAGGGAACTGTCGCAGAATGCACCCTGTATCACCCGGAAGTCGATCATCACGGCATGGACAATTCGGATTTTTCCGCGTTCCCTCAGTGCGATCGTCCGGATAGTCTCATTGATGTCCAACTTCCCAGATAGAAGCGCCTCCTTTGCCATTTTCAGCTTGATTAGCGCGTGGAACAGGTATCTTTGTACATTCCCCTTCCATGTCACATCCTTCCGTCTCCGTAGGAGGCTTTGTAGGAGGTGCTGGATCGTAAAAACCCAGGCGTGCTCTCCCAGCGGAGAGATCCTTTTCAGCCTCGTTTCTGCGGAGTGCTTCCGGTTCAACTCTTCGATTTTTTGCACAGTCGAGCTGTTCCGTCGGTGCCGAATCCGATCATTGACAGCGGCGATCAGTGCTCCCTTGTCAATCGTTTTGGATTCACGCCATAATCCATGGGCTTTGGCATATCGTTTTGCGGCTCTCCGTTGCTTGTCTCTTGCAATACGAGCCTGTATTTGCTCTTGGTTTGTCATCTACGCCACTCCTGTTTGATATTTTGCGCCATTTTAACAGGTAAATCAGCCGGTGATGAAATAGGCTTGTGCGCACAGCCTACCATGAAAGAATCGTCCCGCCTGCTGATAAATGGACACCGATGCGGTGTACCGGCCTTTGGTCAGGCCAATCATGGATTTACCGCTTTTTCTGCGGACGGCTGTAAGCTCCTTCTCAATGCGCACTGATCTGTTTTCACCCTAATGATTTACGGTTACTCTAGCGCATGAGCAGCGGGGGCACACACCATTCAGGTTCGTCGCGTTGTTGCCGTTCGTGTTCACGTTGCCGTTGTTGTTCACATTCGCAAAGTTGTTGGAGTTGGACACCGAGGCATCGCGCAGCCACCAGTTGGAGGTCTGTAAATAGCTTACCGCCGTTGAGGATCATCTCAAATCTGCATATCTTTGCTTGTCTGATTTCATCACGCCACGCAGGAGCTTGATTTCTTCATTTAGTAGCTCCGCTTGCTGGTCGTATTCTCGCTCGGAATACTTCATAATCACCCAGACAGACAGAAGCGGAATTTGAAGTCCATTCAAAGCAGCATCCGCCAGCCGGAAGTGCTTTGCACGCTGTTCATACTTCTTCTTTGTCTTGGGGATAATCCTGTTTCCCTCCATCACATGATAGAGTGCTTCTCGGATCAGGTGCAGGCACTCGCTTGTCAGAGCATCTTTGTACTCCAGCGGCACACGACAGAGCTTTGGGTAGAAATACCGTGTGAGTTCTTGCATCTTCCATACGAAAATGCGGCTCTCAGAATATTTGAGATCGTAGGTGTGAATCATCGGTAATACTCGCTCTCCTTCCGAATGCCCGGATGCTCCATTCAGCAGGACGATTTCATGGTTGATCCTCTTTGCCCAATCATCCATACCGCTATCCGATGTTCGTTTGAGCACCCAATACAGGAGTAGCCCCTTCTGGAGTTTGCCCAGCGCGCGTATCGCATCGTCAAGGGGCCTCTGCCATTCCTCCTGGTCGATGGTTCTGTTGTTCTCCCACAGGTTATACCCGGTAATCACATCACTATGGGCAAGCGTTACCAGTTTCATGATCTGCGGGCACACATACTTCTTGAGCCGCGCCGGGACTGCTTGCATTCGCTCTTGGGTGTATTCGTGTAATTTCACCATCTGCATAACATACTCTGTCTTTGCCATCTTCCGATTGCGGAGTAAAACCGACATTTCTCTCCCCCCTATTGGATTATATTTTTCTTGTTTTTATACCATATTTCCTTTATCCGGGCGGACTGTGCGCCGCCCAGATAAAGGGAGACTGGACTAGATTGAGAAGCGGGGGCACACACCATACAGGTTCGTCGCGTTGATGCCGATCGTGCCCACGTTGCCGTTGTAGCTCACATTCGCAAAGTTGTTGGAGTAGGACACCGAGGCATCGCGCAGCCACCAGTTGGAGGTCCGTACCCATCTACGTCCGTTCCAAATATAGCCGTTGCTATATACCCACAAGTCTCCAACCTTTGGAGATGCCACTGGTGTAGACGCTGTGTTGATTTCCGGTGCGTCGGAGAGCGCACAGCCAACAGCTTTTCGCCGGAGGTTGTCTGATGTAAACCACTGGATGTATGTTCCGCAGTAGAGCCACGGCTCCGAGGTGCTGCCGCTCATGTCACGTACTGACGGCAAGTACACCTGTTCCTCTGTACTGGTCACATCACCAGCAGACGACCCATCCACATACTGCACCGAATTTACTATCACAGTTAGGATCATATCTCGCACACACTCCGGGACCGCTGGAACCACTCTGGCCTTGATCCACCGCTTCATATACGAGGCATCGTAGCCGCCCGCATTTGTGTTTGTGCTATTCATGGTGTGCTTTCTGCACAGCAGCTCTGCCGCGATGAAGTCAATGTTGGTTTTCTTGCCGTTGGGCTGGGATGCTCCTGCGGTGCCGATTACCTCAAAGTGGACAGTTTCTCTGGGCCATACAGCGATTTTGCGGCACTCAGCGTCTCCAAGGTCGTCATACCACACCCGGCATTTATAGACCATGCCTGTGGCATAGTTGGAACCGTCATTATCCGCTCCAAACCGCACGGTATAGCTATGAGAGGTCGCCGCAGTCTTTGTCAGCTCAGATACGAGGATCGTGTCTGAATCCGGCCTGGACATATACACGGTGACATTTTTGGAACCTTTTACGTGGCGTACCACAAACAGTTCTCGGTATTGCTCCGCGACCACCGTGACACCGCCAACCGCAGATGTAGAGGTCGACTTTGCGTTGTTTGCGCTGCTTGTGCCCCACTGCGCCGCAAGGCCGTTGTTATACATCACCTTTAGGCCCGCAAAATATGTGGAATCATAGCACGACATCAGGCACGCGCCGGACTGCGGGTAGTCTACCACGCCGTCAAACATTAGTGTCCAGGATGCATCCTCTTTGAGCAATGCGCAGCTTGTGTCCACATAGTTAGAGCCGGTCAGGATCAGGTCTTCTGCAAGCACCTCGCTTTCCACGTTATCAAAGTCCGGTTCATAGCCCAGCGTCAGCGCAAACCTGTCCTTTTTGGTATCGTCTGTGACATATTCAGCAGCCTTGCCGGTTCGCACAATAGCGTACAGTTCCGCAGCATTCATTTCTTCAATGGATTTCCCAGGCTCCGGTAACGCTGCTGACAGCCACACGGGGTACACATCCATATCCTCGGTCACGCAGTTGGTAGATTTGTTCCAGCAGAGGAAGCGTTTAAAAATCAGGTTGCCTTCTTCGCTTTCGTCCGTGGGTGTGGTTCCGGGGTAAATAGCAGCTGTATTATAGTCTACGTGCACTTCTTCCAGGACGCTGTTATTTTCGCCATGCCATCGGACGCTGTACTGCACAGGCGTTTCCGTGTAGGTTGCTGTCACTGTGCGTGGAGCGTAAACTCCTGTCAGATCGTCGTCCCAGCAGTCGTATGTGTAAATGGTAGACTGTGTGGTTGCCATAGTTGGCATATCTATCTCACCGGCTGCATACGGATCATAGCCATCTCCACCACGATCAACATACTGCACGTAAGGTTCTCCGGTTTTCTTGTTCAAGATGGCACTACCATCCGCATTCTTGAAATTAAGTGCATACTGGGCAACCAGGGTTTTGTATGTTACTGTCAGGTTTGGCCAGATTGCTGCATACTTATCCAAGTAGCTCTGCCGGGCAGTCAGCAGATAAGCAGAGCCAGCCAATACCGATTGCGCAATATCAGCGTCCGATTCGTTCCGTCCTCTGAGCGCACTCAGTGTCTCAAGCAACGTGGACAGGCTGCCGTCTGTGTCTGTCCAGTTTACGCCCGTTAGTCTCACACGCACGAGGCTCGGTGCCACGGACAGGATTACCTTTGTGTCGATTCCAGAGCAATCCTCCACAGTAACAGAGGTTAGATTTTTGTAGACTCCATCGTCCTGCTCCATGCTGAATGTCTCCAGGTAAGGGAGACTCCGCAGCGAAACTGATGCCGGTTTGGGCAGCAGCGCCGTTTCCAGAACGCCGCCACGCGCAAAGGTGAAGCCAGTGAACCCAGAACCTCGTGCATCAATGTACCGCAGGGACTGACAGCCGCTTAGATCCATTGCGCTCTGCGCGTTCGGAAGGTTCGGAATAATAAGGGTTTCCAGCATATCATTCGCACCGAAGTCAATGCTGGTCGCGTTGTAGTTGGCATATCCATCTTCTGTCGAACTCACCTCAATGGCGCTCAGCCGGATACCATTCGCAAATGCCATATAGCCGGGGTACAGCTGTGGTAAGCCCTGAATTGCCGTGATCCATTTTGCGGAATAGATGTAGGATTCCGTGTCATTGAGGCTTCCGGCCTCCGCGAAGTCTATGGTGTATGCCGTTCCGCGTTCCGCCTTGACCCGCTTGCTGATAGATCCCACCATGATATTGAGGTACATCTTGCAGTAGGCCGTCAGTGTGATGGAGTTTTTCGGCTCCACAACCAAGCCGCTTGTGGTCGGTGTATAGGTACGCAGGGTCATGCGGTCATTGGTCGCAGTGCTGGCCGTGTACTTGGACGGGATGTATGCGCCGAGCTGATAGGTTACAAACTGCTGCCGCTGATAGGTTTTTAGGCCACCCTCCAGCATATCAATATACCCGGTATCGGAGTTCTGTTCATATCGGCGAAGGTACTTGTACCAGAAGTCCTGCACCCGGATACGCTCCGGAATCACCTTCTGAAACTCCGTGTGTGCCTGTAGGTATGCATTGACATCCCATGTGCCTACGCCCTCTCGGTTGATATACATGGCTCTGTTGAGATCGTATAAACCGTCAAAAAACTGGAACCACACCGCTTCATGGCCGTTGAATACGTTCTTTGTTCCGACTGTGTCCATGGCCTCATAGCCATAGGTCAGCGTCAAGCCGCCCTCGTTGTCATTGCCGCAGGTGGTATCACAGTCGTAGTGGTGAACGAGATACCAATGGATTCCGTCATGTGATCCCCAGAAAGTATTTTTCACGACATTGTCAATGCACGTAAAAGTTTCGATAAAGAGGTAATGGAAGCTGGCCGAATCCAGAATAAGATAGTCTTCGCACTCGCTCAACATTTTCGCCATGCGGTACTCTCTGGTGTCATGGGTATATGTACCGGCGTAGGTGTCGATCGTTGTCCCCTTTAAGACGTCTGCGGCCTGTGTCTCGCCTGTGGTTGCCTCCACGCCCTTGACCGTATAGGCTCCAAAGGTCACAGCCTCCGGGAGCGCCGCGCCTGTCGCCGCATTGGGATTGGAATTGTACATCCAAGTCACAAATCGCTTCCATGCGTCATACATGGCATCCGTTGGTTTTTTAGGATACCGGAACTCGAAATAGTCCTCATTCCGTACATCCTCATCGGAGCAAGCCACGGTCATCAAGCACTGCGGGCTTGTGTTGTTTGCTATCTCCACGCAGCACTCCAGCGGATTGTCTGGATCGTGGAAAACGGTGTAGTTTTTCTTGGAGTTCCCCGCAGCGACTACCGCATAAAGGTTATAGTTCTCAGTGTCCCCGCTCCACAGCTCTCCGCTCTGATCTCGAAAGAAGACTACGCCAGGTTGCAGCTGCATGGTGTCTCGTGCTCCCGGTGTATTGGCTCTGTAAGGCCGGATATACGGCTGGAACTCGTTGTACCACTCCACATTCACAGCGTTGTTGCTACCCTCACAGCTGGCTTCATTTACCTTGTAATTGATGTAGTCAACCGGGATGGCATCATCGTCCATTTGGTACAGGACGGTCTTGCCGTTCCGGTCAGTCAGTCCTTCCGTAAACTCAGAATCCCAATTCGCGCAAGCGTCATAGTAGCCGACCGAGCTTGTACCCTGGATCTTCATGGACACGTTTTCTGCGGATAGAATCGCGTTCTGTGCATCCTCCGAAGCCAGGAACATCCTATAACCGTTCCCTGTGATGGCTGCCGCCTTTTTGTTCCCTTCAAAAAGGCGGACAATATCATAGACATGGACACGCAGGTTTGGATTTTTCTGTGCTGTCAGCAAATATGAGATATTTCCGTTTGCGTCCAGAATGTCGTTCCTCTCGTACCGCTCAACCATCTCCTGGGCATTTGGCGCGTCGGCGATAAAATTCTCCATATGGTTATCGTTGGACAAATAGTTGTCATACGCTTTCATCATATAGAGCTTTACGTCGCAGTCCGCCGAGCCAATGGTGATCTCCTGCGGGTCTGGCTGCACAAACGCATCATTCTGTGGGTAGATTTTTGCACCGGCCTGACAGCCATCAATCCAGGGCATGATGTAGGCATAATGGCTCTTAGGCCAGACATCAAACTCCAGCTCGATTGGATCGTCCGGTGCCTCGTAGTAGGGCACAGATACTGTCGACTGCTCCGAAGATAGCACAGCTTTTTGTGCATACATCTGTAGACCAATACCACCGCTGTAGCAGTCCAGCCACTTCGCATCGTAGTCCCGGCAGTTGTCCAGCCGGAAGCAAATTTTGATGTTCTTCCCATCTGTGGTGCAGTCAGCACCGAAAAGCTGATGGTGGATCGTCATGGTAGTCCCGGCCTTGATGTTTAAATACTGCCGGGTGTTTCCGCTCTCGTCCAGCTCAGATTGTAAGCCGCCGTTCGTCCAATCGAAGTTATCCGAAAAGCTGACCGTAACGCCCTCAGATTCCCAGGCTTTCAGAGCATCATTTCCCGCAAGCTCACTGGCTTTCAATCTGAACAGGTATCCGGAAACTTCCTCGTTGTCAATATCAAGCGCAGTGACATTGACCTCCCAGACCTTTTCCGCTTTCCCGCAGACCAGTTTCAACGTGTGCAGTCCCGGTTCTGTCGGGCTGTAGTTCCAATAGTGGATTGTCCGGTCAATATCCGTCCAGGTCGTGACCAGTGCATCATCTACATAGACATCCGCGTTTGCGGTCAGGCTTGACGGATTATACAGCACCACAGGGATTGCAACCGTGTTGTACTGCTGCATCGTGCCGCCCACATAGCTGCTGCCGATGATTTCTGTCGTATCTCCATCATCCGTAAAAATCATGTCATGGTAGACGGAGCTTGTCTTGATCTCCACACCGTTGACCGTTGCAGTCATGTACATCTCTACCAAATGCGCACCGTGGGACTGCTTTGGGAGGACATAAGTCTGGAGGCTGCCGGAGCGTGTCGTTGTGCTTGTGATCTCGTTCTCCGCGTCTCCATCCACGATGATATGCGTAGTCTTGCTCAGATCGCCGTATGGAGTCCATCGGATAGCCGCGTCAGTCGTTGACACAGTACTGTCGTCCCGCTCCCATGTGAAATACAGGTTTACTGCATTTACCGTCCAGGTCTTTGTTGCAACAGTGTCAGAATCGCCGCCAGTGTCCACCGTCACACGAAGCTGTACATTGTTGGAGCCAGCGCTCAGATAGGAGCCGATGTCAAACTCGTTTTCTCCAGTTGCTCCACCGTCCAGGTTCTGATTTACAGCCACGCTGGATGCTTTCTGGATGCCGTTCACGTACCAAGTCGCCGTGCCGTTGCCGGTTGCGTCGTTGCCACTGTCCAAGGCAATGAGTACATACTTGATCTTACACGCATCCCCATAAATGCAGGTGATTGCAGAGCTGCCGCTCTCCGCAAGAGTGCCACGGTTGATTACCGCAGAGCCGGTGGAAGATGTACCGCCGCCAGCCGGAAGCTCAAGGGTCTCCTGGGTGTCGTCGCTCTTGTCGATCAGGAGAGCATTTCCAGACCGGCTGATTCCGACCACGCTCGTAACTGCTGTGTCCCTAGGTAGGATTTTCTCGGTTTCGTCTCCGTAGCTTATCAGGTAGCCATCGTCTGTAGCGCTTATGTCTGTGACATGACCGGCCTGGGCATCCACCTTGGCCTCTACGGTTTCGATTTTGCCGGATGCAGCTTCCACTTGTTTCTGGAGTGCCTGGAAGGTTTCATCTGTGCGCACGTCACCGCCGACACAGATCCACTGGCCGTCGATCCAGCGGTAGTGCTGATAGCTGCCATTTGCCATCCGCCGGTAGTAGTCCGCCAGCTCGTCCCCTTCTTCGGGCAGTGCTGCATCCACCGGTTTTCCGTCCTCGTCCTCGTCCCTCAAGGTGATTGCGGTACTTCCAGCAACCAGCTTCCATGCGCTGTCAATCCACTTGTAATAAGCCAGGCCAATTTTGGTTTTGATGATGTAGTCTACATCCTCAGAGCCTTCATTGGGCAGTTCATCCAGGACGAGGGTAGAGCTAGATCCCCAGCTGTCCCATTTGCCGACACCGGTCTCATCCACGACCCACCAATACTTTTCATATCCGCTGCGCTTTTTGACCAGGTAATAGACCCGCTCAATTCCGATTTCCGGAAGGTCATCCTCTGCGTTCACATATTCCACCGTAAAGGGCTTGTACTCAGACAACGCAGACTGCGTATACTGCTTGCAGAGGTAGATCGCGCCTCTGAGCGCATCTCCCAGGTTGTTGTAGGAAACCGTCTCGTCGATTTTGTAAGCATCCGCTAGTTCCTTCTGGATGTTTGCAATGTACTCGTTCTCGATTTTTACGGCATCCGTCAAATTCTGCTGCACTTCGTCCGCTCTTGCCTGTGCATAGGCATAGATGTCCTGCTGATAGCCTCTCGGATCATAGGTCTCTGTCTGCATGGAGTATACAGCCAGTGAGATTTGTCGTTTCAGGTCTGCGTCCAGGTTTCCGACCTCAATCGATTCCACGCCAAGGGCAGAGCCGTTCAGAATGGCTTCCTTCAAGGTCGAAAACGCGTCACCGACCGCCTTTGCATCCGCATTGGCTCCAGCAATAGACAGTGTCTCGTCGATATTGGTAACGCCGTTCCATGGGATTTTTACCGCTTTGCCATCTACAATGCCAATGATGTATGTAGATGCCGTATTTGCGCTTTCTGCGGCTTCAAGCTCCGTGATTTTCTTGATCTGCGGTTCCATTTAGTTCCCTCCCGCTCTCCAGGAATTTGAGCAGTTTCCACTCATCTTCGCTGATGATTTTTAGCGCATCTTCCTCCGGAAGCCAGATTTTAAAACGCCTCCCGCTCCCAGGTTCCCGGATACGCAGCGCTTTGTTCCAGTAATAGGCGTTTGCCAAAGCTCTTGCCTTATGCATGATACAGATGTACGTTGCCCGGTGGTCAGCTGTCCCAAACTCCTGATAGTTATAGGCGCTGCACCAGCTGCACCCCTCAGCAACAGGACAGTAAAAGCACTCGTCGGTGCTCTGCGTTCTGCGGTTGATGCAGTCCAGGCATTCACAGATACATTTCTGTTCGTGGCTCTGCAAAATGCCGTCCCATACGTTTCCGATTATCAGCGGCTTCGCAATGTCTCCAAGAGAGGATTCCATGTAGCGGATACATGGATATAGATCCCCCTTCCAATCCACCGCCAGCATCAGCCCTGTTCCTCCACACCAGTTTTGGAGGTCATCCTCTCGCTTCGGATGGAATAGAGACTGGTCAAACATGGACACGGAAACCGTCTCGTCCAGTCCATTCTCCAGGAGATAGTCCCCCAGTCGCTTTAACTGCTGATACAGGATCTTTGCGTGTTCCGCTGTCCATCCCTTCTCATAGACACAGTTGAGATTGATGTCTACATAGCCATGCTCGATCAGGCTGATTACAGCATCCGCTACATACTCCACGTTTCCCGGTGCAATCGTCATTTTTGATCCCATGACCACGCCGTAGGTATCTCGATAATGGTTGACAGCTTTCATGGCAACATCATAGCTGCCGCTTCCGTCGGGAAACACCCGGCAAGCATCGTGGAGTTGTTTGTTTCCATCGATGCTGACAGAAAAGCTCAGATGGTTGGCATGGCTTCGGATATAGTCCTGTACTTTATCCCGGAAGTAGAGCGTGCCATTGGAGCAAATAGAGATTCGGAAACGGTTAAGCCACCTGTGTCTCCGGTCTATCAAACCCTGGATGAAATAGTCTGTGAGCTTGTCTATAAGGTTGATCTCCAGGAATGGCTCTCCACCGATAAACTCCAGGATGATAGCATCTGCGCTGGCGTAGTCGCAATAGCTGTCATACTCTCCGTCCAGAAGCGCATCGAGGAAGCGCTCTCCCGCCTCAAGTAGAAGCTTATGGTGCTGCTTGTTGATCTGGTAGCAATAGGAGCAACGTAAGTTGCAGTCGTCCGTTACCTGAATGGTCACGGTTTTAGCCATCGACCCGCCTGGATTTTCTGCCCGGAACAATCTCGCCATCATGTCAACATAGTTCTCGGCTTGCGGTCTAAACATTTATGCCTCCTGGAACGTCAGTGTCTTTGTTGCAAAGTCCAGGCTCCAAGAACAGCCCACCGGAACATACTGCGTGGCCATCTTTGCCTTCGCTGCCTCAAGTGCACCGTAATACCGGACATATTCTGCCTGGTAGCTCTCCATGGCCTCCGTGCTGGCTGTCACGCTGCCCGAAAGTACCTGGGCGATCACGTCCTTTCGGGCATTGGTTTCGTACTGTAGCCGCTCGATCTCCTCGCAGAGATTCTGGTCGATAATGATTTCCTTTTCCATGTATTTGTCCCCTTTCAATTTATCCGCCGTATGCCTGCCCCTTGCAGCTGCCGAAGCAAGTCGAGGAACAAGTTTTGAAGCAACTGGATTTACAGGCATTGGTGCATCCCCCTGAGCAGCCGCCGCCACAGGACGAACAGCCAGAGCATCTCCCGGTGCAGGACGATCCGCCGCAGCCGGAACAGCCAGAGCAACCGCCACAGCTTGCAGTGCATCCACTGGAGCAGCCACCCCCACAGCCGCCAGAGCAGCCGGAACAACCATTACACTTCCCGGCACAATGGCCGAAGCAGCCACCGCCACATTCATTCGAGCAAGTTCCATTGCACTCAGATGAGCATGTGGACGTGCAGCCCGAACAGCTGTAGCAGTACCCATAGCAGCCTCCCGCACATCCTCCACTACAGGCAGAGGTGCATCCGCTACACCCGCTGGAGCATCCACTACAGCCAGTACATCCAGTCGAGCATGTGCTTCCACATGTCGCACTGCATCCGTCGCAGTAGCTGCCGTAGCCGCTTTCAGCAGTCCCTCCTGTGCAGCCACTGCATCCAGACGCACAGGTTCCGACACATAGGCCCGTGCACGCTGACCGGCAGCTGGTTTCGGTTCCTTCCATGCTCTCAGCCGATAGTGTGTTGATATAGGTGATTAGGGTGCTTCGGAAGGATGCCGGAATATCGTCCCCTTGAATTACGTTTTTTAGGTCGCCGTAGTCCTTGATTTTGAGAAGCAGGTCAACCGTTTTCTGGCCCTGCTCCGCAAGAACCCTGGAGCCAGCCTTTGGTGTTGTACTAAAATCATAGGCGCTGCCGCTGTAGTCAATGCTCTCGTTGTTTGTAAGCTTATCTATGGCATAGTATTGGGTGTCTCCATTTAGACTGCCATAGCCGCTTCTGCGCGCCATCTCCGCTTTAATCTTCGCTTTCAGGTCGATTCCATCCGATGCCGCAAAGGTGATCTCATTGTCCGCCAATCATATCACCCCCATGTAGCGTTCCCACCGCCGCCGGTGGAAAGCGCGACCCACGTAGTTCCATCGTAGTATTTCAGAGCCGTGGCCTCGGCATCCGTGGTGTCGATCCAGAAGATCGCCTTATTCTTCGGCTCCGTTGTCCCAGCCTGGAAAATGTCCACATAGCCGTTGAGCGCAGTACCTAGAGCGCTGTAGGATGTTACGCCAGTGCCACCTCTGGTTACTGAGATCGTGCCGGAATTTATATCCACAGCAGTGTGCGTATGTGTCGAGCTGGCCTTTCCGTTCCAGGTTGCTTTTTCCTCTGCCGTAGTGTGCAGCGTGCCGTCTTTGATATGATTTATCAGGTTTGTGACAGCTCTTGCGATTTTCCCAAAGGCCACGCTCAGTTTCTCGCCGCTGGTCAGCTGCTCAAGGGATGTTGCAATCGAGAATGTCGGACTCTGGTCGTTGGTCGCCACGTTCGGGACGAGGCCAAGACCAACCTGCGCTTTGGTTACTTGGTGCGGGTTGACATAGTTTTGTATGTGACTCTCAAAGTCCTCTCTTCTGGCATAGGCGGTTGTTTTTACAGTCGCTGTGACATTTTCTGCCGAGCCTATGTATACGGAAAGTACAAACATTCCCTCATACCGAAATGTCTCACTGCTACTGTTGATGTAGCTTTTTTTCTCTCCACAATGTGCATAGCAGTACAGCACATTCTCTTCAGTCTCTCCCTGCGCATACACTCCTACCTCGGTCCAGTCGAAGCCAAATTCTACGTTTTCGTTTGATACACTAAACGTGATTTCCGCGTGGTCGTCCACGATCTCGGCTTTCTCTATGTCGCATTGTAGGATTTCGTTTTGTAGAACAGTGAGGTTCCAAATGTCTGTTGGCTTTTCACCGTTCCCGACTCCGATTTTTGTGAAATTCAATTTATCCCCCAGTAGGGATTTCACATGGAGGCCGTGGCCTGCTGATGTTAATTCAAAATTTTCAAAACTCATACTGCCGCCTCATATAAAAGGTTTCGATTGTCGTCTGCAAGGAAGTTCCCATTTTCATCCGCCAGAAACATTACCGATGCATGGTTCGGTTTTTCACATTTGACCGTTACTGTTTCCTCTGCGCTCATCACTCCCGCCACAAAGATTTTCCCCGGGCTTTTTTCCAAATCGCTTATGGCTATGCCGTCCAATTCGCTTCTCAGGTTTTTAGCCTTTAAAATGCGCTCCAGCAAACTGTCATACGTCTCCTGAGTGGTACGAATGTCTGTTGCATCCACATTCACCAGGAAATGATACGGCTCACCATCATATTCAAACCATTCCTTAACATCTGCCTTTGCAAAAATCGCATCAATCGATCGTAGCACAGCAGATTTCGTCCCGGCTTTCCGCCGAGCAAATCTCGCTGCTGTGAGGATTTTTTGTTTCTCCTCTGTAGTCCCCTGAAATTCCTCCTGGCTGATGTTGAGGTCATACCGCAGGATATCCATGACATCGTCGCTTAGGCCGCTGAAGTTTGGCCAAATCAGCACGCGCCAGATTTCTGAGGCGATACGCCTCTCCTCCTGAGCGACTGCTTTCGCCAGGGCGACATAGCGCTTGTCCTGTTTCATGCTCTCTGGCAGCAGCTCCAGAAAATCTGCATCGTATATCGTCTTAGGCATCCTCAATTCCTCCGAAGACAATATTCATATTTTGTTTCTGAGCCACCTGTACGTCTTCTACCACGGTGAAATGCGGTTCCCGAATTACAGGGCGCTTGATTCCAGCAGCTTTCAGCCGTGTCACAAGTTCACTCTCGTTGATATCCCGTCCAAGTTGTGCAGTCTGCCACTCCACATAGTCCATGGTTGCCGCTTCCACCGCTGCCTCCATGGCCTGCTGATTTACCGCACCATCGTTTTCCATATACCACGTAAAATCTATGTTAAACGGCACAGTCTCAGGCGGCTTTACCAGAACCATGTCCGTAAGTGGCCGCTTGTCTGACTCGCTTAAATACTCCTGTACTGTGCTAAGTAATTC